ATTCCTATTTCAGCTCCTTCCGCTTAATAACATCGAAGATACAAGTTTGTGTGACACGAACAAATGTAAACGCCAGTCATTGGGTCTAAATTAACAAGGACATGACTCATGGTTCATTCATTCATTCATTTGTGTAAATTGTTGAATCTTTGAAATTTTGGTTTAAAACAAGATTTTAACGCAAATCATTGATAATTTTTTAACAAATCGGAGCAATTGCAACAATCTTGTTACATTTCGTGAACACAAGCTTTAAATAGCTTTATACCGCGATTTTCTAATTTTTTCAACCAAGCAAATATAAGCTTTTTACCACCATCCTTTAATAACCCTCCCGACCAATTCACCCCAATAGTACGGGGTATTTTTGTGTATGGGGATAGATGTTAGCGGGAATAGGGGTCTGAATTTTACGGCCACTTTAAATATTACTGATGCTAAAAAGAACGCGGAGGATTTAAAACGCGTACTTTCTGATTTGGGAATTAACACGGTTAACCAAAGCCAGAAAGCTTTTAATCAGTCTCAAATTGAGTTTCAGAACCAGCTTCGTAAAGCCAGACTGGAACTTGAAGCGCTAAAAAAGCAAGAACAGGAACTCAAGAACACTAATCTTCAAACCGGGGCTGCTACGGCTGAGCTGACAAGGAAAATAGCGGAAAACCGTTTAGCTCAGCAAGAGCTGACTAAAGCCGCGAAAGCAGCCAAAGAAGCACACAAAGCAACTGCTGGATCTTACAAGGAAGCTACTGAAAAGTTAAAGGCTTTAGGTCTTGAAATAAGGAATACTACGGGCGGATTTAACCGGATGACCCCCGAGCTTAAAGCCAAGATACGTGAGTATAATGAGCTTAATAGTCGGTTAAAAGCGTTTGACGAAACGATGGGTATTCATACCCGTAATGTTGGGAATTATAAGTCTGCGTTAGATGGCCTGAAAAGCTTAGTCGCTGGATATTTGAGTACTCAGGCAATTTTGGCCGGTATACGACAAGTAATAAACAGCAACGCTGAACTTTCTGATAGCCTTTCTGATGTTCGCAGAACCGCAGGATTAACTGCTCAGGAAGCTGACAATCTCGCTGAGCAACTAAAAAAAATAGATACCCGTACTTCGCTTAAGGGACTGTTAGACATTGCGATTATTGGTGGCCAGCTAGGGATTGCAAAAGATCAATTGGCCGGTTTTACAACAGCGGTTGATCAATTGGCAGTTTCCTTATCGGGGGAGTTACAAGGCGGCCCAGAGGGTATCGCTAAATCTCTCGGTGTCCTGGATAATGTTTTCGGTATTACCAAAGCAAACGCGGGCGACGTAGAGAAATCATTTAATCAAATCGGTTCTGCTATTCTGGGGTTAGGGCAATCAGGCCTTGCGACAGGTGATTTCCTTTCAGATTTTGGTGAGCGTGTTGGTGGTTTAGCCAAACAGGCTAGTTTATCATTGCCGGTGATTCTTTCTTACGGTGCAGTTCTACAGGAAAACGGTGTTAGTGCCGAGGTTGCTGGATCTTCGTTTAAGCGATTGTTATCTGCCCTGACCGTTAATCGTTCTAAGTTCTTTGCTGTTGCCCAGTTAGCAGACGCTAATTTAACCCTAAAGGACTTCACCAACATCATCAATACTGATGCTAAAGCGGCGCTGGATTTATTCTTTGCAGGGCTTGCTAAAGGCGGCACAACAACCAGCTCATTTAATGATATCCTAAAATCGTTGAAACTTACAGGCGCCGGGGTATCGCAAACCGTTGCCGCATTGGCCAATGGTCAGGAATCACTTAATGGCCATATTGTGCAAGCTACTCATGATTTTGACCAAGCTACACTTTCTGCTGAGCAATTCGCCATCAAGAACGATAATCTTGCTGGTAGTTTAAATAAATTAGATAAAACAGTTGTTAAAATAACAACCTCAGGTTCAATTTCAAAGTTTTTTAAATCTATAGTTGATGGGTCAAATTATGCGTTAAAGGCTGTAGATGATTTGTTCAATAGGATTTCTGAAAATGATAGTAGAGCTGCAAGAAATGTTGCCCTAAACGACTATAAGAATACCGGCGTGTTGACTGATGAGGTAAAAAAAATACTTCAAGAACAAAAAAATGCTGCTCAAAAGGGGTATGTTGAAGGGTTGAACGACCAAGGGCGCGCATTTGCAAAAACACTATCTGAACGGGCGAATGGCGAAAGTGAACTGAATAACACGATTACTGCCCAATCCGCTAAGCTTAATAATTTAGAACGAGAGCGAAACAAGTTGCTTAAGAATAGAAGTGATTTTAATGGTATTATTTCTAACCAGGAAAGACAAATTTTAAATCAAACCACTGCAAATTATGGCAGGCAGAAAGCTGTAGTTCAGGAGTTGTTAAATATTAGAGATAAATTATATCCTAAGGCTAAAGATGCCCCAGCAGATGTTGTAATTGATACTAAAACTCAGTCCGCTGAAGCCAGAAAACTCGAAAATGCATTAAAGGCACAAAGGGCTTTACAAGCTGAAATCGATGCCTTAACCAAAAAGGGTAGCGATAAGCGCCAAGACGATGATGCCCGTGAACTTAGTGAAGTAGATGCGAAATATAAAAAGCTTCGCGAAAAAGCCATTGCTTTCAATAATGATTCCCGTAATAAATCCAAAGGATTGCGAGTTGACTCGAGCGGATTATTAAGGGCCCAATCAGACGAGGAAGATGCTTTGCGAGACAAGCAGGCTTCTGTAAAGCTGAAATTTACCCTGGATGAACAGAAAAAATACTACGAAGAATTTGAGCAGTACAAAACAACATTCGGAGTTGATGAGGCTAAGAAGCGCTATGCTTCCCTGATCAATGTTGATCAAAGCTATCTGGAAAACCTTAAATCTCGTCAGGACGCGTTATTGGGGGATGATAAAGCCAAAGGCGGTGATGCAGGTAGCGGATCGTATGTTGCTAAGCAGCAAAAAGTACTGGAAGAAGCTACAAAGATTGCGCAGCAGGAAGAACAGAAACGCACTGATGCATTGCTTAAAGAGTTCATGAGCTATGCCGATAAACGCAAAGTACTCATTGAAAAATACAACTCAGATTTCGCAGCATTAGAAGGTAACGATGGCGCCCAGACAGAACGGACCAAACGCTACGAACGCGATCTAAAAGAACTGGATGACGCCAACGCTAAAAAGCTGGAGAGTTATCAAACGTTATTCGAAGGGATTGAGGCCCTATCTAAAAAGCAAGCATTGGCAATTTTGCAAGCAGCCCGTACGCAACTGGCTAAGGATATCAAATCAGGCGCAATTGTCGATCCCGCGGAAATTGCCAAGGTTAAAAAATACTTTAATGAAGTCGAAACCACCATTCGTGAAGGCAGTGGGCAGGCGCTTATGGATTTGGCAAAGCAAGTAGATGATGTAGCGGCAGCTGTCGGGGGAATTGATTCAGCATTTGGCAAAGTACTTGGTACGCTAGGCAATGTTCTGGGCCAAGTTGGCAATATTAAGAAGGGGTTTAGAGATCTGCAAGTAGCACAAAACAACAAAAGCATAACTGGACAATTGACGGCCGGTCTTGGGATCTTTGGGGCTGGTCTATCAATCTTTCAAAGTGTTGTGTCATTCTTTACTCGATCTGAACAAAGGGAAGCTCAGGCAGCATATGCTCGCGATTTACAGAACAGGCAAACTGAGGCGCTGAATAAAGCGCTAGAGAGACAGGTTGCTTTGCTGGATAATGTTTATGGAACAGATCGTATACGAGATTATTCTGCTGCGATAAAACAAGCCCAGAATAATCAGGCCGCATACGCTCAACAGTTAACCAGTCGTTTTGCGCTAACAGGCGATAAAGTTTTTGATGATATAATTGTTAAACTGAATAATGGCGAAACGATTAAAAATCTATTGAATAAACAATATGAGGACTATCAAAAGCTTCAGAAATCAGGCCAATTACAGAACTTACCCACCGACCTAGATGCTCTACAGAAGTTGCTAGATGATAAGATGTTGGATGAAAACACTGCTAACATTGTCACCAACCTGATCAAAGCCCGTGACACCGCAGAGCAACTGAAGAACAACCTTCGTGCTGAAACTACCGGTACAACATTAGATCAGATAGCCGACGACTTCATCAGTACGCTAACTGATGGTGTACATGATTTTGGTAAGACTTTCGAGCAAACCATGCAGAAGTCGATTCTAAATGGATTTAAAGGGGAGTTGATCAGGAAGCAATTACAGGCTTTTTACACCGAGTTCGCCAATTTAAGCGACGGAGGTCTGACTAGTGAGGAAATTGAAACTTTGCGTAAAGCCTATCTGACTGCCAGCGAAAAAGCGAAAAAGGATCTCGAAGATTTAAGTAAGGCTACAGGTATTGATTTGACTACTGGCACAGGTAGCTCGGCCTCCCAATCAAATAGAATTACCGATGCCGTGACTGAAACCACCGCTAACAAGGTGGAGGGAGCCTTCAATGGTATGCGTATGGTTCAGCTTCAAACGAATGTTTTATTAACCTCACAAGGTAAAACGCTTGGCGATTTATACGTGATTGCATCCAATAACTTTGCTATACAGCAAAAAATAGAAGCGAATACACGCAGGGGGGCTGATGCAGGTGAGAATGCATTGCCATTACTTCGAAGTATTGCTGACAACACGAAAGACAGTTTAGCAGCACAACTTAGAGCAGGCGGAAAATTTGGGTATTAGGGATGGCAAGTAAGTTAAATAATAAGGATTTAGAATCGGTTTTTGGCGTTTTTGTCGAACAGGGAGGTCTTAACGATTTTTTATCATTCCCTAAACGGAAGGCCAGCCAGGAACACAGCTGGCCAGAAGTCAATGGCAAGGACATTGATCTTTCCCACCCAACATTTGAAGCGCGGCAGTTCGCATTAAAGTGTGTCCTTACTGCTAGCGGAGCTACTGAGCAATTAAAGAATGATAATTTCTGGCAGCTATACAACGGCTTGTTTACTGAATTATCTGGTCAGGGTGTGCATGAATTATACCTGGCAGCAATCGACAAGACCTACACCGTCTTTTATGTTGATCAGCAAAGCGTAACCAAGGTTACTTATGAGGAAGATCGGATGATCATCAAATTCGATCTTCTTTTTGAGGAAACTGATCCCTTTACCAATATTCAGAAGGTATATCTTGTCGATCAGGACGGCACATTTCTCGTTGCGTAATGGGCAGGCAGTTATCTATATATAAATATAGTGGAGCGCTCAGGGCGGTTGTTCATCCGGATGAAAGCAGCGGTGAGATTTGCGAGATCATGGGCCAAGATGTGTTCCAGATGGCTACTTCTGTGCCTACGCCTATTTTCTTTGAATACGGTGATTATGTTACTGTTAATGGGAGAAAGTTCAGGTTGAACACACCACCAAGTCCGATTACCAAAAATGCGGAGCGGGACTACGAATACAAATTAACTTTCGAAAGCGATATCCAACAAATTGGCAAAGTTGCCTTTTTGTTTTTGGATGCATTGGGCAGGTTTACAGAAAGCGAATTTTCCCTTACCGGCAATGCCGAGATTTTTCTTAACCTGGTAGTTGAAAACCTTAAAAGGATTTATCCTGGATATGGTTATGTGCTAGGTTCTGTCGTTGAAGGGGAGACTAAAACCATCACGTTTGATAGCACCAATTGTCTTGACGCTTTGAATATCATTGCTGAACAGTTTGAAACTGAATGGCATGTTGTAGGGAATAGGGTAAGCCTATATAAAAGGATTTTAGGGAGTGCTATTGTTCTTAAGTATGGCAAAGATGAAGGGCTTTTCCAGCTCAGTATTGCGCCGCAGACCAATGCCAATCCAATAACCCGAGTGTATGGTTATGGCAGCAATCGGAATATAGGTAGTAACTACAGGAATGGTGCTCGGCGTTTACGTATGGCCCATGGCTTATACCTGGAGAAAAATTCAGGTCTCGAACAAGGCACCGGTAAGTACGATATCATTGAGGTAACAAAAATCTTCGAAGATGTTTACCCCCGCAGAAATGGTTCGGTAACCAGTGTTACAAGCCCGCTTGTATTTTCCGATTCTGGAATGGATTTTAATCTGAATACCTACAGAATGTCTGGCGTTGACGCTAAAATTGAATTTACATCGGGTCAGCTTTCTGGAAATGCATTTACCAATCCGGTATCTGGAGGATATAATCCGACTACTAAAACCTTCACTATTGAGAAAAATACAAAAGACGAGACACTAGATATTCCGAATGAACTATTAAAACCTGCTATTGGTGACACCTATGTAATCACAGGCATTTTGATGCCAAATGTATATATCGAAAACGCAGAGGCCGAATTAAGGCAAAAGGTACAGGACTATTTGGATGCTTCTTCAGGTGAAGTTCCGACACAGCTTTCGGTTGTCTGCAACCCAAGATACTTTGCCAGGACAGGGCATACGGTTTCATTAGGAACAGTTGTAAGCGTTCAAGATATCAGGTTAAATATCAATCGCCAGATAAGGGTTATTGGCTACACCAGAAATTGGCAATACCCAACACTCTACACCCTCACGTTAGCGGATTCTGTAAAAGATAAATCGTTGATCAAATTAATTAATACATAAGATGCCAGAAGTACCACATATAACCTTGAACCTGCCAAATACTCCGCCACTAGGCAGGAATGCCATCGGTGACGATATGATTTGGATATGGGATTCAAGCCTGTCGCTATTACGTAGGTGCAATATATCAGAGCTGCCATTTGGTTCTGGAGGTGGGGGTGGAACGGGTACCATTTTGGCCAGTCCGTTCAAAGTAAGATTGGGAGATCCGGAGGTTGTGATCGTAACAGTGTCGCCTGGTGTTTTTAATACAGAGATTTCCGATTTAAGATTGGTTGGTAAAACAGATTATCCCGTGACAGCTACTCAGCTCAACAATGCTGCGTTCAGGGATAACGAGATCATCTACAACTCTGTTGACGGCAAAGTAACAATAAAGGATTTTAGCCTTTTGACAGGAGAGTCAGTTATACTTTACCCTGCTGGTGTACCGTCATCCTCAGGAAGCGGTGGGAGTACTGCTTTATTGCAGGATCAGATTGATGAGTTAAAAAGAATGATTGCGCCATTTGTTCCGACGGTAACTGGCGCCGCAGGAGGTAGGGTATGGTGGCCCTCTGAAGATCCACCGCCACCGGGGTGGATTATCGATACTGCTATGGCCGGCTATTTCCCAATGGCCCAGAATTCATCTGATTCGGATTTTGCAACCATCGGTCAAAAGTCTGGTGCTAAAACACACACCATTACCGAGGAAGAAATGCCGCCGCATAACCATGCTGCCCAAGGTAATCCTGGAATTGGAAATAATTATAAAAGCGGTGGTTCTGGGGCGCCTTTGGATAATGTTACTGGTGACAAGAAATACAATTGGACTGAAAAGACTGGCGGTTATTTACCAAGTGGGGGAAGTGAGAAGGTAGCTAAGCCTTATAGCATCATGAACCCTTACTTTGTAGGAAACTGGATAAAATACGTGGGGGTATAAGAAATGGCGAAGGAAATATATGTTAGGACCCCCGAGAGCAACAGAACCATTCAGGATGATGATCTAAAGGCTGCAAATGTATTTGAGTTACCGGTTATAACTGCTGATAATGAAGATGATCAGCGGCCGGGATGTGTAGGTATTAAGGAAGGCACGCCGCATTACCATAACGGTACTGAAATGGTGCCGATAGGAATAGCCCCGCCAATTGATACCATGATATTTACACAGGCTGATTTGGTTGATGATGGCGGTGGCGGTTGGTATTTGCCTCTGTCATTAACGGGTAGTCAAATAACAGCAGCCGTAAAGTCATCTAAAGGTTTTATAAGGGGTGGTGGTGAAATAGGGAATATCAACGGATTTACTGATGCTTCCCCACAAAAAATATGGGTTTTTGTTATGGGGAAACCTGCCCTAAAATATTTCAAACTAGGTGGGAATAGTAGTTTGTCTGGTATATCGGGAACTATCAGCGTTTTAATGGATGGGGATATCGAAGTCTATAGCAAAAGTGTTTCTCTAATTTCTACAGCAGAAACCATAGAATTTCCGGACGACTACTCAGGATCAATCACAGTAAGAAATACCTCTACTTCAAATATCCAAATGTCAGGGCTTTTAGAGATACCAGCTAGTGGAGATCGGGTATATAACCCAGGCACATCGAGCTACATATTAACAGGGATTACTACAATACTAAGTGTTTAAAATGAAAATAAAACTATTAATACTGCTCATGCTCGCAAGTTTCGGCGCATCGGCACAATTCAAAAACTTCAACCCATACGGTGTTCAAAAATCTACCGCTGGGGATAGCGTACGTTTAGTTGGTTCGGAGACTGGGCAGTACTTGTATCTACCTACCACAAAAATGATAAGGTCAATATTGTTGGCTGATTATGTCACCAAAACCGGTACGCAAACACTTACCAATAAAACGCTAACAGCTCCTGTGATCAACACGCCGGATATTACTAACGGTATAGCCAATTCGATGACATTGGTTAACGGAACGATTAATAACACTCCGATCGGAGCAAGTATTCCGAGCTCTGGTAATTTCACTTCGTTAACAACAAGTAATTTAAATGCCACCGTATCCGGAACCTTGACGTTAAATGGAGGCACTATAAAAAACAACGATTCTGGATATTTCGGAAAAGTAGCTTTTTGGGATGGTAGCGGTTATCTTGGACATAGTACTATTCCAAGTATCTTAGGCTATACACCAGAAAATGCTGCCAACAAAGGAGCTGCAAACGGTTACGCTTCATTAGGAGCAGATGGTAAAGTACCAAACGCACAGATACCTGCCTTAGCTATTTCGGAGACTTTTCCGGTTGCATCGCAAGCCGCAATGTTAGCTCTATCCGGGGCTGAACAGGGCGACGTTGCGGTTAGAAGTGATATAAGTAAATCGTTTATTTTACAGCAATCTCCGGCATCTACATTAGCTAATTGGATTGAGCTTTTAACGCCTACCGATGCGGTTCAAAGCGTTAACGGTATGACTGGCAATGTTACCGTTGATAACGTTCCGAAGTGGTCGAGCATAGAATACGGCGGTATAACAGGCGCAAATTCGATTTCCCATGTATACGGTTATGATGCTGTATCAGATGGTAAAGCGCATTTATTAAACTTATCTGATTTTAAAACTACTATCGGGGTTAACGATGGTTCGGCTTTAAATAACGTATCTGCTAATTCTACTTTGTGGAATGGGTTTAATAATGATTTTACAACAAACACGCCTTATCCAGATCATGTAGTAACATATTCTAGCACAGGGGTAACGGTAAGGAGAACAACGCTGCCGGATTTAAAATCTGCTTTAGCCACAAGCTTACAGGACGTAACAAGCGTAAGCCCTGTTACTACCGACAACATCACATCTGCCGGATTAACAATAAAAAATGCTGGGTTAGCGGCTATAAATTTTATTGATGGTGGTAATAATCCGCAAGGGGCAACTTATAATGCATATAACCATACTTTCAAAGTAAACGGAACTACAGCGCTTACATTAGATAATTCAGCAAGTAACGCAAGCTTTGCAAGTAAAATAACTTGGGGTTATGGCACTTACAATGCAGGAGATAGTCAAATATTTAATACAGCTTCAAATGGGACTGTATTAGTTCCAAAAACAGGATCGGGCACCGATTTTGCTTTGACTAATGGTGTAGGACAATCAGTTTTAGAAATCCCTACAGGTACGATAAACCCTATCTTTCCAGGTGCTCTAAAGGTGATTGATAGACTAGGTATAGGCACAACATCACCACAAGCAAAATTACACGTTAACAATGGCACAAACAGAAACTTATGGTTAAGACCGGACGGAAGCGGAAACGGTAGCGAATTTGTATCTATAAGCGATGACCAATCAGCCCGTAAAAGCTTAGCGTTTTCAGCCAGTTCATTTAATTTTGATTCTGGCAATGTCGGTATTAACATAGCTAATCCGACCGCTAAACTTCACGTTGTAGGCACCCCAGTTGCCGCCGGAACTTCCGGATTAAATGCCACAAATGTTTTAACCGTGACAGGAGCAGCCGGTGGAACTAATAACGCATCTTCGGGCTTTGCTACTGGTGGAACTGGTGCGCCTGTAGTTATAAATGCAGGGCAAGGCGGGACGTCCGTATCATCGAGCGGAACTAAAACCGGAGGGACAGGCGGCAAATTGGATTTAGTAGCAGGAGACGGTGGTATATCCACAGGAACAGCCGGAACACCAGGAAACGCCACATTACAAGCGGGTTCTGTGCCTTTAGGTAGCACAACACCAGTTCAATCAGGACGCGTTTTTATTAAAGGCGGCACAAATGAACTATCTACAGGGCAGGGTGGAGATATCTGGCTCGTGCCTGGATATGGAAATAACAATACAGGATTATCAAAAAATCTTACCTATGATGGTAATGTATTTTTAGGCTCAAATAGTAATGGAGCTTTGAGAGGAGCTGTTGTTGTAGGATCGAATACATCCGATTTAACAAACGATTTTCAGGTAACCGGCAATAGTAAGTTTACCGGGGCCGTGCAAGTGACCGCAACGCCATCAGCCAGTACAGATGTAGTTAGGCTTACCGACTTAAGTGGATATGCAAATAAAACAAGTGGTAATACTTTTACTGGTTTGCAGGTTTACGGAAGTGGTGGCATTGATAACTATGATCTCACTAAGTTGAGGGGTGCAGTAGATGCAGCAAGTGCCACGAGTTTTACGGTACCTACTTACGTTGAAACCACCAATAGCACTGCTGTAGCTAGTACCGCCTTTGTTCATGCTTATGCTAGCAGCGGCAGATTTACCCCGACAGTTAGTAACTATTCTGGCTGGGCATCGGGTGCGACTGCTCAATCAGCTCACTATACTAAAGTTGGCGATGAAGTAACCGTTACAGGTAGTGTTCAATTATCAGCCACTGGTAGCCCAGTTGGTGCTTTACAGTTCAATTTAAGTTTACCAATAGCAAGCAACGTAACTGCTGGCAGTGATATCGTTGGACATGGTTCAAACTCAATTGACGGCAGGACTTGCCAAATTGTAGCCGATACAACAAATGATGTCGCAACATTTAATTGCTCAATCAGCGCATCTGGTACAAACACATTTTATTACACTTTCACTTATACAATCAAATAATTCAAAACCGCTCTTAATATGGTTATGACGGCAGATGAGAAAATACGGTTTCAGAATATGGAAGGTCAATTGAACGAAATAGGCGATAAAGTAGACGAAATTTTAGGAGCCTTAAAAGGTGATTCAATGGGCACCAGTACTGGCCTTATTGCGGACTTCAAGGATTTAAAAATACGGGTTCGCAAAATGGAAGATTTTAAAAACAAAATGATCTGGGTTGCCATGGGTGCCGGTTTAGCTGCTGGGTTTACCATGGACAAAGTCGGAGATATAATAACAAAGATTTTAAAGTAATGTCAAAGTTCGAAATAGCAGAGAAGCTAACCGGAATTAATGAAGGTGGCTATGCAAATAATAAAAAGGATCGTGGAGGCGAAACTTACGCCGGTATTGCCCGCAATTTCTGGGGCAATTGGGAAGGATGGAAATATATTGACAGGTATAAGGCGGACTTTAAAAAGGCTAAAACCAAACTTTCATTAGCTGGGTGGATTAACGCATCTGCCCGGGTATCGACCGAACCCGTAAGGGCCTTAGTAGTTAAGTTCTACAAAGTGAACTTTTGGGATCTGAATAAACTCGATCAAATCAATGATCAGCAGTTGGCCAATACAATTTACGACTTCGGTGTAAATTCTGGCAAAGGCAGGGCAGTTCAATTCTTAGAGCAAATATTTGGAGTTACCAAAGACGGTATTATGGACCCGGAAGTAATTAGGCTGGCAAACAGTTCAGATCCGGAGAAAATTTACAACAAATACAATTCAGCCAGGGAGGCTGCGTACCGGTCATGGGCTACTGGGGATCAGGCAGAATTCCTAAATAGCTGGTTAAGCAGATTAAAACCTTATAAAAAGTAATATGGAAACAAAAACTATTGTGTCCCCTCAGTTCAGCCTTAAATGGCGGGATATTCTTAGAGGGCTTATCATGGCGGTACTTACGCCTGTGATAGTAATTATTCAGCAATCATTAGAAGCTGGTCATTTACAATTTAATTGGCAGCAGATTGGTATGGCGGCTGTCGGTGGTGGATTGGCCTATGTGGTTAAGAACTTCTTTGAGCCATCAAAACAAATTAGAATATTAAAAAAATAAATTATGTCAACAGAAAAGAAAACTTGGTTCGGCCGCGTATTCGCGAGCATCGCCGCATTATTCATGAACAATTATGAATCTTGGCTTAAAAAACTTTGGAACAATATTGCCGAGGAATTAAAACCGGATTTAATTACCATAGTAAATATCATTGAAAAGGTAAAATCGTATGTGGATAGTCCCGCAGTAGATTTAATCACCTTCGCAATTCCGGGAGATAAAGACGATAAGGCCGTGGCCTGGTTGAGATCGATTTTGCGAAACCTATTGGCTGAACTTGATCTGAGTGATAAAAAACCGGCTGAACTCACCAAAGTAGATAAACAGTCTTTAGCTACCAGGTTTACCGAGGAAGTTACAGGCCTTCCATTTGATCAGGCATCTACAACAATTAAAACAGCTTACTGGAATGTGGTAAAATTAGCAGCTTAATTACCCCGAATTCATGTCAATTAAAAGCCTTTCAGAAATGAGAGGCTTTTTCTTTGAATATCTCCCATGTTCCATTTTCTAAACCTTGATGTATTACCTTTTCATCAATCGGCATTTCGTATGGATCGTTATCATCCATTGCGCTTATTTTGTAGCCTCCATCATCGTATAGATGGACTATTTCAAAAAATCGTTTTTCTGTTTTAAGTATTGTTCCGAGCGGTAATTGTTTCATAACCAAATATAAAACTTTATTTACTATTTGCATTTACTAAAAATATTAGCAAACTTTGTAGTCATGTTTTTGGTAAGTATCATATTTAAAGCTGCATTTGGCCATGAAACCAAAATTGTAGAGCTTTCCTCGCCTAATGGCGGTGGTGGGGGTGGTTACCACATTATGGTAGATAGGCTATATTGGGGTTCAATATCTAATACGATGTTAGGCTGGCGTGTACTGTTTCAACACCCAAAAGATGAGTTTTCCGGGGGAGATTTGCAGGTACTTATCGATATGGTTACAGGTGAAAACCAAACATGAAAAAATTATGTTAAATTGATACCAAAACACTCAGATTATGCACACATCAACATTCACTTATATACCAACCAAAGTTGGCAAACAAATGGTGGTTACAATCGATCAGGACGATGAAGTCTTAAATGTTACTATCGGAGATACTTACCTGGGCAGCATGGTTGAGGATAAAACTTCGCCATTCGGATGGCAAACAACAGATCCTTTGTTGCTCGATGAACTTCCAGACTTATCAATGGCCTTAAAAGAGGAAAAAGCCATGAGCGATCTCCCTCATACGTTGAAAGATAAATTCGGAGAAAACGTAATCAGTTGGGATTGGGCAGATGATCAGAACCTGACTTTAATTGCTCACCCGGGTTTAGATTTAGCTGAATTTGCAGACGCCATCCGGGATCAGATTAACGAGATAGTTTTATTCGATAAAACAATGGTCATTAATTTAAGCCAGGACGGCAATTCAGAAGTAGAAGAAATTTATATAAACTAAAATATCATGGAAAATTTATCAGTACAACAGGCAGAAGAACTAATGGCATATTTTGAAAATAATATGATTAGCTCAGAATTCAGTGATGATCGACAAACTTTAAATATCAAAGTTAAAAACGATGCAGACATCGATAAGGCGGCAAAGGGAGCAGAAATTTCTTGGAAAGACCAAGGCGAATACCCTATGAGTTTTACCGGGGTTCTTGAAACCGAAGATGGCAGCAAAACGGCTACATTCGAATACAAGGCTTCCGGTGATTTCTTTATTGGTGATTAATCGCTAAATTAGAGTATGTGTTACAGAGCTACCCAAACCAACAAAGCCTACGAATATGCGGATTATTATTCTGCACAAATAATCAATGAATCCGATTTAGAAGATCAGGTTTATTTTCATGCGAACGGATTTGCACATCCTAACCTGGTGACTATTGCTGCAAATGATGGGGCCAGGCAAGCCGAAAGGATGCAGTGGGGTTTGCTACCCAGCTGGGGCAAATCACTTGAAGATGCGGTTAAGCAAAGCAACAATACTTTAAATGCCAAATCTGAAACCATATTCGAAAAGCCTTCTTTTAAGAAGTCGATTTTAACCAAACGGTGTATTGTGCCGGTTAATGGGTTTTTCGAGTACAAAGAAGTGGATAAAGACAAATTACCGTACTTTATCCATCCTAAAGAACACCCTTACTTCAACCTGGCTTGTATCTATGGATTATTCAAGGATCCAGCAACAGGCATGTGGCATAAATCATTCTCAATTGTTACTGCCGCTGCCAATGAACTAATGGCCAGCATTCATAACAGTAAGATGAGGCAGCCGGTAATTATCTCCAACGAACAAATTAATGCGTGGCTTGATCCAACCACCAGTCAGGAAGAAATAACTCATTTAATGGAGCCTTGCGACGATACAAACATGGCTGCATACCGTGTGGACCGGGAGCTGATTAAAATAGGGAATAAACCAGAGGCTATTGCAGAAGTACCGGAAACAATATAGTCTAAAGATTGGATTCAATTAGCAGTTTTAAAGCTTTCAGGCGATAGACAACAGGTACGTTGGTCTTACTGGTTGGATCGTTCTTTAATGATATAAATTGAACCTCTAAAAACTTATTTACATCCGCTATCTCTGTCCCTGGGAAAAGCAATACTGGAGGTTTTGGCAATTCCACACTTTTAAACCAATCTTCTAAATCAGTAACTTCTTGTAATGTCATTGGGTAAAGGTATTCTAAAAGTACTATAGGATGGCAGGAATTTTTATTATTTTGCCGAAAATAAACTGAAGAAACATTTATGCTCTCTGATATTAATTTTACTTTAACTGCTGAAGCAGTTTCGACAATAAAGAATTTGGCATGGCCGGCTGTTGCCTTGATTTGCTTTTTTTCTGTTAGAAAACCCTTGGTTGATTTGATAAAGCGGTTAACAAAAGTTAATATTGCTGGCAACTCAATTGAGGCAAACCAACCCCAAGCAATCCAAAATACAGGAAAAGAATTGACAATTTCTAACGTCGACAAGGAGTTGTCTTACTTTAGTCAGGAGGCTGTAACGCAATTTGATTCTTATGTGAAGAATGAATCAAAATTTATGGAATTAGCCACTGATGCAGACAAAATTGACAGGCTTCTAAAATACTCAACTATCATATATATAAAGAGCACATTTGAATCCATTTATAGTGTGATATTTGGCTCTCAAATCCAGTTACTTCAACGACTAAATTCATTCCCAGAAGAAACCTATGAAAGCTTGGAGCGTTTTTATAAGTCTGGTTTTCCGGATAAAGATTATAGTTATGATAACTATTTGCTGTTTTTGTATAAATATAATCTAATCATCGATAATAATGGGAAAATTCACATCACAATTATGGGGGTAGATTTTTTGAAATTTATTGTTGCAAACAATAAAAGTATCGAAAAACCAAATTAATATCGGATAATTACCCGATATTTTAAAATATCGGGTGGCCATTCTTTCGACACGTCAATAAGTTAGCTAAAAATGTCATCAGCAGCGGCATCCAATATATCGTCTTTTCTAATGTCGTTTAAATACGCCTGATGTACGGCAAGCGATTTGTGGCCCAGAAGATCCATAGAAAGCATTGGATTGTTCACTTTATCTATAGCCATTCTTGCAAATGTGTGCCGGGCGATGTGGGATGAGATATGCTTATCAATTCCAGCTTTTTCGGCAACAATTTTAACATATCTGTTTATTTTTGCTGTAGCACATTCCTTTTGCTTCATTGTTCGATATCTCAATTCAAATTCTGACCATTTCGGGTCGATCTTTAATTTGAAAAATGGAAAGAGCCTATCGTGCTTCCCATAATACTTATCAATAATCTTTTGAGCTTTAGGAATAAGTTTACATCCTACAATATTTTTGCCGCCATCAAAGTTCAT